TTCCCCCTTGGATAATTAAATTCCCAAATAGCTTACCAAGGCAAATATACCAAGCATTTACATTGCTAAAATCATATCTGATTCCAAGCCCTGTTGCTTTCTCACTTTCCAAGGCATTGACTACATCTGTTGCGTTTTTGATGTTTAGACTACTTAATAGAGTTTTTACAAGCTGTAATGTAGGTGCTTTTGCCAATGAATCGCTATCATCCACGCTAGTAATCATATTATTTAATTGCTGAATAATAGCGTTGAAACGTTTATCATGGGCAGTTGCATCAGTATTATGCGCCTCCAGATCATGCACAGAGGCTACCCCATTATCGGAAACGATTGCTTGCACCTTTTCCGCATTGCCAACCACAGTAGTAATCGTAAATGTGTAGCTATCCATTGGCGTATTCTTATCCGGGATGTAGTCAACGTAGTTGCCACCATTTGTGTAGGAGAAAAGCACCTCTTGACCGTTTTCACCGGCTTTTGCCACGAGCCCTATTTCTCGTGCATAAAAACCAGCTTCAAGGTTTTTATTCGAAAGTAGACCCTGTACCATGAATTGTCCATCGCCTGTTTTAACACTTTTAGTAATCGCCAATTCCAGGCGCTTATCAGTCAACGCCGTAGCGCGTGGAATTGATGCGGGCATGTCGCCTGCACCGATAACGATTTTTGTAAAAATCAAAGCCTGCTTACTCGCATTAGCTTCCGCAATAGTATTTGTCCCCGCCATTGTAGTAATGACGGCAGGATATTTTGCCATGTAGACCTCCTATATATGAATAAATTGGTGAACGGTAATTACGCCACCGACATAAAGCTGTTGCGTTTGTGGGCCTGTCGCGATTTTCAAACTAGGTTCAGCTACGGCATTGCCTGCAGCTGTTGCAATACCACCGACATACACACCGCCTGAATTAATAGCGTGCACATACTCAATACCATCTAGCCAGGACCGCTTATTCTTGACAAATTCTAATATACGGAGCACGCGCTCTCGTATATTCGGTGTCATCATATAACCGGACATCTGGAGTTTGAAATGGTAAGGCTTCCCGGCCTCGTAGCCCCAGTTCTCCACAACTTCGCAGTCTGAATACAGTTCGCCGATAGCTTCCTCAACTAATCCAACGGTGCCCTTTCTTCGATGCCAAGCGATAGAGCTTAGGATTAATTTAATCTTTTGTTCTCTCGCTACAGCTTCATCGTAGAAGTCAACGTGTAAATGCCAGGCTAACTCATCTAGTATTGGCGTGCTTAACTCATTAAGATGCGACAAGATAGTTAGTCTATCCACGAACGGCATCAACGCCATAAGTTTCAACGTAACCACTTCAGCTAAGGCTTGCACATTAGCATCATTAGCAATCGAGCTCGGTAGCGTATCCTTTAATTTGAATTTGTAGAGATCATTCATGCTCTACACCCCCATATGTGATAGTCTTTCCAGTACACTGCGCCAATTCCACTTGGTAGCCATCTTCTTTCTTGCCATCTTTTACAATGGTAAATATCGGCGATGTCACGCTAACACGTTTAGCCCCGGCTTCCATTACACGGCGAATCAATTCAGATGGAATGATATCACGCCCCACTTTCCCGGATTGCCATTGTATATAATCCGTAACCGCTGCATCGACTCTACTCTTAATCGTGTCAGCGTAATACGAATTATCCGAATCAATGTAGTACTGAATAGCGATACTGTAATTCTTAGCAATTGGAGCTTTTACAGACACATTATCAGTAAGTGGACGCACCTTCTTATCGGTGAGCGTAGCTTCCACTAATTTAATAATTTCTTCCCCTGCAATTTCACCAGATACAAGACCCGGATATACAACTACATCTCCCGGTTTAGGCGATACCACTTTCACAGAGCTAATAAGGGCTGATGCTTTTTTTGTAAAAAACTCATAGGCCCCTTCGGCCCCTGCACAAGAGAAGCTTTCGGGCGCTTCCCTGATACGTTCACGGAACGCGTCATCCGATTCCGTGTCAGCACCACCTTCTGAGATTGTAGTATTTGTTACACTTGCAATATAGGGAATCGGATCCACAAGCGTGGTAATCGACCCTACTGGGTAGCCGTTCCCTTTGGCAGATGATTCCGTACACACGGCTTTTACATTTATTGTGGTTTCATTAGCTGATAAGTAGTAAGGTTCAGTTAGTGCAAAAAATGCACCATCTCCCGAAGTAAATCGTGTACCTTTTGGAATGGCTATGCCTTCGGGCCTTGCCATTGATGCCTTTAACTTCATAGTAGTGACTGCACCCGTAGCTTGTAAGCGTTCCACGCCTAACGCAATGCCGATATGGTCTAAGTTATTTCCCCTAGCATAGGCCAGAAGATTTTGCTTGCCCGTATCGTTGATGCGGTTTAACAATAAAATCACAATGTTAGTAATCGCTAATAGAAATAAGCGAATAGGGTCCGCCGGTGCTAACTTTCGCCCGGTAACAGAGGTGTAGAGGGCGAATATTTCCTTTTCAACGGCTTCTTTATCCGCCGTGACAAAGTTGATTTCTGGTAAGTTCATTATTATCGCCTCCACGGTGGTAAATTAATAGTCGCCCTTATATCTACATCAGGGCATTTCAAAATAAGGTTAGCAGGCAATATCACATATTGCGCGTACTCTTGATTAGCTTCTAACAGTACATTCATGTAAGCTTCGTTGCCATACACTTTAAATGCGATACCATCCCACATATCCCCTTGGATGGTTCTATACTGATTCATAGCCACCTACACTTTCTAACCATTCATCTTTTATAGCAATTGATACCTTGGGCAGTAAATGCCCTTCTTCTGCGTCGGTTGTGGCAGTACTCTCAAAGTCTACGGACACAACTCTGCAGCGTGGCTCGTATTCAGTAATGGCCCGGATCACCTCTGCAGATATTCTGGCCATTGCTACCGGTAGTGGTAAGTCAATGACGGTACCATCAATACCAAATCGCCTATCAAGCGGTACAGAAAATTGAGTTGTAGAAATAATAGTTCGCACATTTTGAATGATTTCAGTAAGAACATCCTTCGGCGCAAAATCAATGCCATCAAGGCGAGCGCTTACGTCAATTTGCATTTGTATCACCTCCCTGTTTAGGTGTGATTACAACTTTAGGAATATCAGGGGCCTCCTTCAGCGTCACATTAATGGATGCGGACAATACATTACCTCGATTATCAATCGTATTCATAGCTGCGCTTATGCTGGTAATCAGTAATTTGTGTTCACTAAATGGCTTACCGTTAATAATCAACTGTTCGGCTTGTCCTTCTCGGCACATCTTGGCCACTTCTTCAATTTCTTTTAGAGGGTCAACGCCCAATAGCTTATTAAAGTTCATTGTAAAAGAAATATCATCCGCATCAGGTCCCAAGAATTCAAGTATCGGCTTTTGCCCTATAATTTCATGAGATGCTGTTCGTGCGTTGATATTCCGTGCCAATGCATCGAACGTACGCACTGTATGAGAGGATGCCACAAACACAATTTTTCCAAGGCTCCCTAATTGGCGTTGCGGTAGGTATCCTCCCAGGCCAAACTTATCAGCTAAATTAGATAGGCGAGAGTAAGCCACATCGCCTAATTGTGTATTTTGTAAATTCTTTAATCCTTGCGAATTAAGATTCTTCTTATAGTTGGCAGCAGTACTACCTAATTTACTAAATAAAGATATGTTACTCACCTCCTATCCATTCGGCGTGCCTGTGCTTCCGCCTCCAGGAACAACACCACCGTGCGTGTGAGACACTAAACTAATTCCGTTAACCACTACGTCCCCTGAAGGGGCGTTGATAGTTAAGTTGCCAGTACAATTAATGACGAGCCCTCCACCGTCCGCATCATATGACACGGTCGAGCCGTCCGCAAATTTGATGCCGTGGATATTCTGCCCATTAAAAGAGGGCTTATCCTTGGCATTATACGTAGTGCCTAAGATATAGCCCTGGGACAAATTATTATCTTGAGGTAGAAACAAACACAATACCTGTTCGCCAACACCGGGCATCCAGTAGTGTTTATTATTTTGTGATCCGTGCGAAAGTACTTCGAGTGGATACGATACTAAATCGTCTCGGTCCGGAAATGTTACCCTTGCCGTCATAGTTGAAGGGTCCGTACTAGATACGATGCCGTCACGAATTAAATTTTTTAACGCTACACTAATATCCATCTAAGCACCTCCTTATATCTAGGCTTTGTGTATATCCGCCCCCCACCTTATGGGAGCATTTACTAATGATATACTTGCCGTCGAATTTACCGAATCCTTTTAAATTGATTGTGGCTGATGCGGCCAACACCATATGGCCAAGCATAGCAACAGAACCAGTAATTTCATTCTTGTTCTTTTCGCGTAGCTTTTTCTTGGCCAAACGTTCCGCTTCCGCCTGTGTTTCACAGCTCTGGTTAACTTGTAATATCTTGCCTTGCGTTTTGTGTGGGTCCTTGAACGTATATTCAATAGTACTCTTTTGCTTAGTACTCTTGTGCTTCACGTGACAGCCCCAATACACATCCTTTAATGACGTCTTTAAAGAATAGCTACCTTGATAAGGAATGACTTCCCCAAGCTCCTTAATTTGTTCTTCTGTAAGGTCTGTGGGCATTGGCCCCTTAATTAGCGTTGCGACTACTTTTTCTGTTTCAAATTTTGTTTCATCAAAAATAATCACTTGCTTGTCTGAAACCTTTAGCGCCAGTCCGTTATCCTTACAGACTTTCATCAAGAATTCTAAATCAGATTGGTCCGACTGCTCGACCCTATCTAATTTGATTGTTTCGGGTGTATCATAAAACAATTCAAGCCCTGCGCCTTTTGCTAGTTCATCCGCAACAGATTTGAGCGTAGTCTTCTCCCATGACTTACTCTTTAATTCCCCTCTTAACTTGGATTCATCTGGAACACTAACAGCCCCTATAGTGACCTCGTGCGGTGGGTTTTTACAAGTAATTTCATCAATTTCAAACTGCCCACATTTCATCTCTATCGCGTCTCCGAGTTCATTCCAGTTATGGAATACGATTGATGCGGTTAACTTCGCCCCTTTTTCAGGGAACCAATCGGACATCCAAAGCTCTTCTATATCATGTAGTGTGATGGATATATCATCAGCTTCTCCCGACATGACATCGTTATAGCTGAAATCCTTTAAATAGGGAACCAGGTCTTGTGTGATGTCCTTTTGGTCATACTGCAGTTTGACAGTAACATAGCGTAAATTACTAGGCATAACTTACACGCCCCTTCCGGTTTTGGATTTCGGCAAGGCGTGCTTCTAGGTCATCCATCGCTCCGCCTACAGCACTTTTAATTTGTTGTACAGCACTTGCATCCGCATTACCATTAATAGTGATGTTGATTGGTGCGGATACGGATACTGCAGAGTTGCCTTCACCTGGGAAAAGCCCCATCATAGCACCAGTTTGACGCCATAAGGCTTCGGCCCTTGGTGTACCATTGATAGGAATCGCAGCTTCATCGGATTCTTCGGCAAACGTAGTAAGGAACGCGCCTTTTCCATAAATACCGCCTTTCGCGTTATGCTGTACAGTTTGCCCATTCGCCGTTGCAGTGCCTTCTACTCTGGCTTGAATTGGCTTACTGAAAATGGATCTAACCCATTCCCATTTTTCACTAATCCAATCAAACAACCCTCCTAGCTTACTCATAACCCAATCATAGAATTGGCCGAGCGCTGCTTTAGGGTCTTCCCATAATAGAGTGAACCAGGCTTTTACTTGGTCCCAGTTAGCAATTAACCCCATCGCCGCATAAATCAGCCATCCTATAGGACCGGCCATGAACGCGATAATGGCAGCTGTAGGAGATTCCCACATCGATGTACAAAAATCTGATACTGCTTGAAAATGTGTACCTAACCAAACAAATGCCGCTATTAAAGCAACAACGGCAATAATTACGAGTGCTATAGGATTAGCACTCATTGCCGCATTCAACGCCCATTGCGCCGCGGCTGTTGCATACATAGCGATACTACTTGCTATCATACCTGCTCTATGGATGCCCGATGCGATTACGTTGCGCATAGTTGCTACACGTTCCGATTCCATCATAAGTTTATAAGCGGCATGGGCCGCCGTTACGCTGAAGTAAACCGCTTTCACGGCTTTATAAGCAATTACCATCCCCGCTACAGCAACGCTTGTTTTGATAATAGCTTCGGTAAGTTCAGGATGTTCACTTGCTACTTTTGATACATACGCCGCTTCATTTGCTAAGGAATCACCCAATTCTGCAAGGGTAGGCAACATCGTACTTCCTATAGAAATTGCCACTGACTCAGTCGCGGACTGTAGTCTTGTCATAGCGCCCCGTGCATTATTCTGCATTGTTTCAGCCATAGTAGCAGCTGCGCCGTCACTGTTTTCGAGTTCTTTCGTTAAATTATCTAACGCATCTGGTCCTTGATCAATTACAGCTACCCAAGCTGATGCAGCGTTGGTACCGAAGATAGTCGCAAGGGTAGCAAGTTTTTGCTCCTTGCTCATGTCCTTGGTCTTATCTGCTAAGTCGCGAACAATTGCGCTCATCTTGCGTGGCCCATTGGTATCATTCATAGCAATACCCAGGCTGTCTAGTGCGGCTTTGGCTTCTTCTTGTTGCGCCGTGGCTTCACTTAATGAAAGCCCCATCTCCTCTATCGCTTTAGTCGATTTTGAGGAAGTACCTGCCAAACGCAAGAACCCTGAACGTAAGGCTGTGCCCGCAGCGGATGCCTTAATACCACTATTGGCCATGAGGCCAGTAAGTGCAGCTGTTTCTTCCAAGCTTGCACCAAAGGCGTGTGCTACTGGCGCTGCGTACTTCATTGTTTCACCCAACATTTCAACGGTTGTATTTGTCTTGGTGGTAGTCTTAGCAAATACGTCCGCCATATGGCCTGCGTGTTCTGCACTTAATCCAAAGGCAGTAAGGTCATCAGATACGATATCAGCAGTACGCGCTAAATCCGTATTACTTGCCGCAGCTAAGTTCAAAAGCCCCGGCATACCTGCCATGATTTGTTGAGAGTTCCAACCGGCCATGCCTAGATAAGTCATCGCTTCGCCCGCTTGTGTGGCGGAGAACATCGTTTTCTCGCCGAGTTCTCGAGCCGTGGCGGTCAATTGTTGCATTGCCTTATCATCAGATACGGTGATTGCCTTTACCTTGGACATCACTGCTTCAAAGTCTGCAGCTTTAGATAGCATCCCGACGAGCGGAGCGGCCATTACAGCAGTAGTAGCCATAGTGCTACCTAAATCGCTACGAGCACTTTTAGCATTAGCGTCAGCGGCAATTTTATTTTGCATTGCTTTTCTGAGTTTTGCGTCCTTAGCTGCCGTTTGGTCAAGCGCTTTGCCAACCTTCTCCGTTGCATTGCGGTACGAGTCCATGGAAATAACGCCTTGCTTTAATGCAGAATCCAAAGCTCTTTGCTGCGCTTTCAGCTCGGTCATTTTAGTGCCGTATTGTGTCAACGTGCCCTTGGCTTGCTGCATCGAGGTTTTAAACCCTTGTGCTAAGGCGCCGTTTATAGCAAAAGCAATCTCAAATACTTTACCCGCCATAGTTCCTCCTTTCTTTTAAATTTGTGTAAGCAAAAAGCGCTTGATGGATTAGTCCTCTTCCTCCCTCAAGCGCTTTTCATCTTCAAGAACAAATTCTAAATCGTCTATCCAATCTGCTATTTCAGCAATTGGAGTAGACATCCAAAAGTCTATGCCTCCGCACTCTCTAAGTCGGATGGCAATTCTTCGGCATTGTTGTCCGGGAGAAGTCCCATTTTCTCTACCGAACCACGCAATAAAAAAACGCTTACCTCTGCGCACATTTCAGTGAATTCAGAGATTGGCATTGTCATTAATACCTTTGCGCTTTCCTTTAAAGCTATGGCGGCCACTTCTGCCTGAAATCGTTTAGAAAATGTAACGTCTGGGGTCATATCGCCTTCACGGCGGACACGAAGTTCCGCCTTTGTGAAGTCAAACCCAGTTAAATTGTTTAAACCATCAATTAGTTTTTCGCGATCATATGTAGCCATTATTTACCCAATGCCTCCCTTACGGATGCCAAGTAATCAACACCATTGATTACACAAACATAGTTGAATTTATCAATTTCAGTACGCGTTTTACCACCGACAGTCATTTTGAAATATACAATTTCAAACTCTGTAGAGGTATCGGTTTTACTTGCCTGTTCAAATTTGCCAAGACCGATTTTTTTAGGCATCACTTTGGCATATACGCTAACTGCTTCCGGTACTAATTCACCTTTTGCAGAATCGTATAATTGTTGCGCGCCGCGAATTTCGATATCATGTACCTTTTGACTAGCTAGGTCGGTCACATCTTTATCAATGGTATTCCATTTAATGGACATGTTCATCGCCTTAGTTTGACCAAGTACGCCCAAATCAACTTCGCCGGCAATGCCTGCGCCCTTGATGGTATCGCTGATAAATTCGATATCAGGTAAGGTTACATCGGCGTAACCATATAATTCTCTGCCTGAGCTAAAAATGGCAAAGTCAATCAACTTATCTCTATGTTTAGCCATGAGTTACCTCCCTCTTAATTAAATAATGTGCTCATGTAAGACGAATCATATTCTTGGATGAAATCAACTTCACGAGCCGGTGTTGGCACACCTAAATATACATGGAATCGATAAATTCCGTTCAACAAATCTGTTATTGGATTTTCAGATTCCAAAAATTCAACACGAGCACCAAGAAGTGCGCCAGATGCTACGTGGCCATTTAGCCAAGCGTTGGCACTATTTACTACGTTATTAATCAATCGTTTATTCCCTGGGTCGTCAATTTTAGACCAGAAGGATGTAATCAACGTGTTAGATACCCAGTTAAACATACGACGTACAGGGATAAAGGAATCCTTAACATCTGTATTTGATGGGTACGCAGTGGTACGATTGCCCCAAGCTCTCCAACCACCGATGAAATTAAGCGCAGTAACGACGCCTTGGCCGTTCAAGTATGCTGCTTCATCTGGTCCTAAATAGATTTCAGTACCGTCTTTCAATACAGCACTATCCGCTTGCAAAGACTCATTGGATGGAGATTTGTAAGGAATATCATCATACTTAGCATCTGTCTTAGCCATAAGGCCAGCTAGCTGTGTGGATAAATGGAATTGGCGATTAGCTAATGCTACTTTTGGCCAACATAAAATTTGACGTTCATCGACGTAGTTCTTCTTATTTTTCCATTCACTAACTGCAGTTGCTTTTTTAATTTCATCGGTAGAGGCGTCACATAAGGACATGGCTTGGAACATGCCATTAATGGTAGTTTCCTTTGCTTTCATAACTGCTGCTACAAGCGTGTTATGAGACCAGCCCGGCGCCAATAAATTGCCAGGGATTAAGCCAAATCGTGGGAATACTTCATTGATAAGTTCCAAACCTTTACGCTTGCCTTCAGTATCCACGCCGCCTACGATGTCATCTGCAGTTACCATAGATGGGTCCACGTAATCATAAGATACCCAAACAGATGTTGCGCTATTAAGTGTTCCTGTAGATACAATCCCAATAAGCAATTTACCTTCATCGTTAAATGTCGCAGTGTAATCAACATTGATAGTTGATGCCGCTCCGCCATTGGTAGCAGATACCTTTAACGTATTGAGTAATACAGGGTCTTCAATTGTTACGACTTTATCTTGGATTTGTTTTTGCGTAGACGCTAACGTCTTTTTATGTTTCTTCGGATCAAGAACATTAATAAAAACAACCGGCGCCATTCCAAATAAAGAGAATTGGGAATACATCGCTTCACACAACGTGTATTTATCCCATTCTTTGGAGTACCCAAATTGAGTAGTGGCAGATGCGTAGTTGTAGCACAATACGGCTTTATTAGCTTCCGCTGGGTCTGTAGCTAAGTGCACAGGTGCGGTGCCAACATAAACCGGTAAGGCTGCCGTAGCTTCTGTCATAGAAATAAGAGAAGTAGGTACCTCTCTTGTATAAATTCCGTGTCTATAGTTTCCCACTATCTACGACCTCCTTTTTTAAATTCAAGGTAAGCGGTATTCATCGCTGTACCTTCTGTTGCTAATTCTTGTTGTGCTTCTGCAATCTTATTGATTGGCACAAACAATAAGCGTAGCATTGCTTTATCTTCCCCTACAGTGGCAGGAATGCCGTCAATATAAACGGTACCTGTGGAAAGACCTAATTCAGCACTATTAGGGCCTAAGTAGATTACTTGTTTAGCATCTTTAGATGTAACTGTTTTTTCCGCAGTCTCAATTGCTTCATTTACAACGTCAACTGGTGCATCAGCTTTTGCCATTAAATAATCATCTCCTCTCGTATTTGTTCGATATCATATTTAACTGTCATAAATCCCTCCCAATACGGATACGCTTGATCCGGAGGGATATCGGTATCAATTCCGTGTTTATCATCCATCACTAAACGGTATCGCTTAGCAATAACGGGCTGGGCCAGTAGCGCTTGCCTTGTGGTTTCTAAGAAATTGGTAATCTCCATCCAGCCCTTTTCCACATCCTCAGAGTACACACCGTGGATTAGAAACAATTGGACAGTTGACCCCTGCAAGGTATCCTCAATCTTATTAATTCGAATAACAAGGTGCGGATATTGGTCCTCCTTGGATGATTCTTTCATTTTTAAAAATCCAGGTACAACTAATAAAGGGTTCCCCTTTACTTGTGCATCGTCGCTAAAATAGTTAGCATGCACTTGTTTTAGGAACGCCCCCAAATCGGTTGCTAATTGCGTAGGTGTCATCGATTACCCTCCTATTAATGCGTCAAGTGCGAGTTCCATTTGCTTTTGCAATTCCTGCTCTGCTTTATTCCCAACAAAAGCGGATATCTTGGCATCACCCAGTATGCTCGGTACCGACGGGCCGTGAAATTGCCCTATCGGATACCTGTCTGCACCCTTACGATACATCGCCCCGATATGTCCACTTCTCATACGAGCAATAAAAGCATTAGGGATTGGCCCTCCGCCCCCATTCCGCATTACTTGTGCTTTGACTATACGCCCTCTCCGTTTAGGCGGACTTTTTGGTGTAACTCTAAATTTAGTAAGGGCTATTGGTCTACCTTTTGAACGAATAAAGGCAGATAAAGTCGTCCCCGCCTTGTCCACCTTTATGGTTTTATTAATATTCGCTTTAGTAATTAGATAGTCCTCGTTAACACGATCAACTGTAGCCTTTTTGATTTTAGGCAACGCTTTGTTGATAGCTTTTGCAGTAGTCTTCGGAGTACCAACAACTAATGCGTCTATCTTAGCCAACCCGTTTTTCAGCCCTTTTATGTCAATAGTTACACTCACGAGTTATTCCCCCTAAGGACAATGCTTAGCATACCCATATCATCTTCACATGATTGAACCAACATGATGCGGCCGTTGAATCGAAAGATTTGATTGTACTCCGGCACCTCAGGTAAATCCTGCTTGGCCACGTGTACTATAATCGTATCGTAAATCAACCCGTCAATATCCTGGCCCATGATTTCGACATGCTGCTTATCGGTAAGACCTTCTGCCACAGCATAGCACTGCGTGCCGTTTAGGTTATGTACTTCGGCAAATTCATTGGAATTGATAAACACCTTTTCTATGTCATTTTGCGCAAAGTCCTTAAATCCCATGATTATTCACCTAAGATGTCGATGAGTTCTTCACGAGTAGCATTTTCCGGAACATCCAATTGTTCAGCAGATGCCATTACGCGAAGTGCTTCATCGGATAAGAGTTCCAAGTTGACGTCCGCATCAGAAGCAAGGATATCGGAAATCATGTCCGCCTTTGTGGCTTTGCTTGCAAAATCAAGCCCAATAGATTTACCATAACCAGCGATATCCGCATTCGTCATAACGCCAAGAGCTGTGGCTAACGAGTCTTCTGCATTGTTTTTATCATCATCACCAACTACAACCGCTGCGCCTAAACGAATTAGGCGCTGTTCTTCTTCTACAGGTAAATCGGAGATGATATCACCTGGATTATACACATAATCACCGGTATTAATCGCGTGCTTTGCTTGTACAGGCATTAGTCTTACCTCCTTTCAATTACAATACGTCCGCTACGAAGTAGGAATCTACATCAAATGGAACGTAAATAGGGCGAGATTGTAATTCCAAAAATACCGCATCTGGGTCATGATTAACAAATCGACGTAATACATATTCGCCTTCATAGGTTACAAAGTCCATACCATCACCAGGGATGATTGTATTCGCGCCGTACAATTTAGTAAATTTAGCCATATCAGAAGCTACCAACAATTTACCAGTAGGTACCATTTCCTTTTCTTGGCCGTCTGTTGGATCTACATAGTAATTATCATAAGTAAACACATTACATTGAATTTGACCGCCCATGAAGCCAACATAAACAGCACCTTCCGCCATTTGTTCGAATTGCAAAAGGCCCATTTCTGTACGACGATTATCAAATAATGCCAAGATTTTTTTATCCGAAAGCATTACTTCTAATGTTTCAGAGTTCATAACCAACGTATTAGGGCTAAAGCCGGATGCTTTCAAGCATTTCTTTTTCCATTTGATAATGTTAGCCACAATTTCTGCAGCAGATTGGCCCCAACGCGCAGTACCAGATAATGTTTCCTTATTTGTAAAATTAAAGTCTACAACGTCGTCAATACCTTCACCTTTGATATGTGCTTGGCCATTGAGTAATACGTCTGCTGCCATAACTTCTTGAGAACGTACCAAGTTATCCTTTAATTCTTGTGTATCTTGCGCCAAGAGTTGGATAGCACGTTCTTCAGGAGTTACAGTGCCTGCAAATGGCTGTTCACCTGCTAAACGAACATTGATATCATTTTCTGTGATAGGGCGTTTTTCTTTCTTTTGCGCAGGTTTATACGTGGTTGTAGTCATGCCTGTGCGTTGAGATAAAGGTGCTGTAGAGTTAGGTGCCACCCAAGGTGTGATAGTACGGCGACCTTTTACAATGTCAAATGAAACTGTTTCTGTTAAGAATGTTTTTGTATCTTTGAAAAATAAGTCTTTCAAAAAGGATGGCACATCGGGAGTACGACGAACCACCGCAGCAAGTGTTTTTGGTGCGTAAATATTATCCATGTATCCTCCTTATTAACGGAAATAAATGTTGCGGGCTTCAGCTTTCGCTGTAAAGCCTTCCGCTGTTTTGCCAGAAGCAAATACTAAATTCGCTGTAGCAAATTCACCTGTTACAGCAATTTCGGCTACTACATCGCCTTTCGTAGCATCAATATCAGCTAACGCTACACCGTATACATCTGTATCCGCACGTTTAGCTTTTTTAGAAGTAGCTTCTAATTCTAATACTGTGCCCGCCTTAATTACTGCAGCATCTTGACCGATTGTTACTTTCTTAGTAACGACTGGCATTTGTGTGCCAGCGATTAGAGGTTTGTACTCTAACTTTTGTTCTTCCACGTATGGCATATTATCTGCCCTCCTTATTTCTTATTGCGTGCTTTCATTACACGATCAACAATTTGCATTGTTTTTTCAGAATCATCGATATCCTCGTCAAGCACTTGACCAGGGACCGTGTCAACTTGATTAGATGCATTGTTAGCATCTTGCATTAGTTGTTGTAATTGATTAGTTGGTTGTTCAGGTTGTGGCATATTGAGTAATTCAACAGCTACATCTTGAACAGTAGCGTATGTTTCGTATTTAGCACGATTAATAACTTCCGCACGTGCTTCGTTATTAATCCCGTCAAGGGATTGTAAACGTGCACGTTCAGCAGCAACGCCCGCATTAAATACTTCATCATATACTTCCGCATAATCTGTACGTAACAATTCAGCAGTTACTTCCATTGGCTCCTCTCCTTTCTCTTCATATTTATCAACAGGCAACCCTTTGAGTACATCCATACTCATCGGTAAGCCATTGACAATTAAGTCAGTGCCTTTACGGCATGCAACCATTTGCAAGGATTCATCTACACTTGTGCAGAACCCTTTTTCCAATGCTTCCCTTGCTGTTAACCAAGTTTCGTCATCCATCATGGTTGCGATTTCTTCACGAGTTAACCCGGTGCGGGCTTCGTAAATATCGATAAGATTTTCTTTGGTTTTGCGTAACGATTCCGCCGCTTTCTCAAAATCATCTGCTTCACCAAACGCATATGAGCTTGGATTGTGAATCATCATTTCACTGCCCAGAGCCATATGAATTTCATCGCCCGCCATTGAAATAATAGAAGCAATGGATGCCGCTAGGCCCTCGATAATAACAGATTTCTTATTTTGTAAAGCTCGCAATCGGTTGTAGATTGTAACGCCCGCCGATACTTCACCGCCTACAGAGTTAACATGTAGAACGATGTTTTGCGATGGATCCAACCCTTGGAGTTGTGATAGTACGTTTGAAACGCCAGTATCTTCGCCCCAATAATCGATTCCATTCATGACTACGCCGTAAATATCGACGTCAATCGTCTCCGCTTCCTGAATCAGATTTAACGGAGTTCGAATTTTGAACTGAAATTTGTTGTCCTTGTTCATTTAACAAGCCTCCTTCATCCATAGATTGGTGTTCACGAATACGTTGCGGTAAGATTTCATTTTCATAATCCATGCCTGTAAGCTCTGCCGCTTCCTTGGCACGTGTACTAAATGCATTCTTAACACGAATTTCTGCCGCAGTAGCTTCCTTCTGTGGGTCTAATTGACCTTGAGAAGGTCCGTACCACTCAGCGCCTAGCCACGCCTCTCGGATGATTGGGTCATCAAAGAAACCTGGCGCATCAATGCGACCTAATAAAATAGCCATCGTAAGCCATTCTTCGTAAATAGGATTGCAAAATTGAGTAATAAATTCGGCGCGTTGCGTTTCAACAGACTTCCAATATTCGAGTAGCGCCGCTCTTGATGCGGAGTAACTTTGTCCAAAGTGCTTAACTAAAATTTCATATGGAATTTCTAGTGCTGCACCTACATGACTAATAAGTGAGGACGTAAAGTCCGCAAAGCTCGTTGGTATTGGCGTTTTTTCAGCCACATTCACTTTTTCACCCGGTGCCAATACGTTAACTGTGCCATTGCCTAATTCGATTGTTTCATCGTTATCAGCATCCACTTGATCGTCTTCGTCAATCGCAGTCCCTAGTGACATATCGTCTGGTGCCTCCGATTCAATGAAGATTGCCATCAAGGCATTAACTAATACCTTCATAACTTCCGCATCATTGTACCGGCTAAGCACTTTCAAATCCTCGATTACCGGAGACAATATAGGGATGCCACGCAACTGGCCACTTCGCTCAATCGTCATAACCTGGATAATATTCCGTCGTCCAGTTTGTGTGCCATACTTCGGAATATATGTGTAGTCATGATCATCGTTAAAGCCGTTGTACAGTTTATTTAGTACATAAAAGCCGACCGCGGCACCATATTTATTGAACTTAACACCGTGAATTACGTCGTTATTCTCGTCTTCTTCTCTCCCCATATATTTAGGCGGAGAAGCTACAAGAATCGATTCTACAATCTGCAACCGTAAAGGGTACGGGTTCTTATTCGTTCGAGTAAATAGTAGCGGTAAATTTACAAATGCATCGCCGTACAATAGCTTTTCATAGTACACTAGGGCCTGAATTCCATAGAAGTCAGTCTGTTCACGTGCGTCACAGTGCTTTGCCCACATCGCAAACTCACGTTCGGTCTTACGCTCCCAGGCGTTCTTTTCTTCAAACGTCAGCCCCAATTCCTCATATCGGATATTAGCTTTAAATCGTAGGCCCGGACCAATAACATTGGTTTTATTCGTCTTCAGTGCGCCAGCCGCGATTGGTGTACCTTGTTGGAGGTCTACCGACCTTGCCCGTAGCATTCTAAAGTTAGCATCGATATCGTGCCTTGCATCCTGAGAGTTAACCTGGTACCCTTTGGCGCTAGATTTAAAACTATTAGCGCCGTGATTAGAATAGCCTGAGTTTGTTTTACTCCCAGAATATTGCGTTGCTTTGTGCCTACCGGCTGCGGTTTTCATGAACTGCTTCTTACGTTTACTCATATATCCCGTGGAATGACACGATATGCACGACGTCGAGGTCTATTCTCGAGCCTTGCTACTTCATTACGCCAAAAGTTGATGCGGTCTTTCACCTCTTGCACATTCGCACGAGTTAACCGGCGATTACCAATGGTGTACTCTTTGCCCGTTGCCAATGCTAAATCCGCCTCTAGCCACGCCTGTAAATGCTCTTTTGCCTCATATATTGTCCATTCTGCCATCCTTTCACCTCCTTTCAGGCATTAAAAAAGCGCCCATATTGAGCGCTTAGACTTGTGCCATGCATAGATTGGAACATCATGCTTATTAAAGCCTGCGTTTCCACATCCGTGTGGCACAATATCTCCATATGTTTGATGTCATGAGCTGATATATTTAGACCTTGCCTATATTTATATAAAAATTCTGGCATTGCCTTTTCAATCATCAAATATAAATAATAAGGGATTACGTTTCGTGGTTGAATCACCACATATTTAGCATCAACCTGTTGCGCGGTATCTAAATACACCAACTCCCCTTTACTAGCCGATACTTGCAAGCAAATACAGCCAGACGGATATATTTGATCCTTCTTAGGCCGTCCTAGTATATCCGCAACTTCCGTAATTTTAATTTTCTTGTAATTTCTTAACATTACACAAACATCTTTTGAAGCAGATACTTTTTAACATCTTCTATTTTTTTATCACGGCTTCTTGCTCCTCAACTGTACACGCGCTATCAGACGATACCAAAAACTCTGTAAATTCTTTTACAAATTCATCATGCTCTTTTTGTGAATCGGGATCTGTACAAACTAATTGCTTTAACATCTCCGCAATTTCTAAGCCCAAAATACGGCTTTCTCGATTAATTTCGTTTAAGTCCTTAGCAAGCTGTACCGCATCTGGTATTTCTTCAGGTTCAAAGCTGTCAATGTAGCGAGGAATATTCAGATTATAGTCGTTATCTAAAATAGTAGACACGCTAATGTTACTAGAATATCGCTCTATATCTGCCCTGTCCTTGTACGCTTTAATTACTTTTTCCACCTGTTCGGCAGTCATTATATTTTTATTTTTGTGCTTAACGAAGTCTTTTTGTGCATCGATAAATAATACGTCTTTGTTAGCGCGATTTTTCTTAAATACCAATATACACACAGGTATCCCTGTATTCGTAAACAGATTAGAAGGCAGCCCAATAACAGTATCAAGTAAATTATCCTCAATCAGCTTACGTCGTATATCGCCCTCTGCCTGTCCTCTGAAAAGCACACCGTGCGGCAGGATAAAGGCTGCTGTGCCAGAAGCATTTAACGAATAAAGCCCATCAAGTATAAAGGCAAAATCGGCTTTACTCTTTGGGGCTAACTTATAGCCTTCAAAGCGTTCATCCATTTGTGGAATCCATGATTGACTATACGGGGGATTACTAATCACGGTATCATATTTTTTACTTCCTAGCATATCCACTTTAGCTACTTGGCCAAAGCCAGATGCTGCGGATTCCACTTTATAATACGCAAGCTCTTCACCTGTAAGAACGTTCTTCTCTACTACTTCCGCATCTATATTAGCTATTAGTAGATTGAGTAGCATAAAGGCTATTGCGTTTTTTGAATACTCCTCAAGCCTTAGTGTCACGGTATTATCCGACTTAAATTTAGCCAAAGACAATCCACCTATTCCTGCGCACACATCGCGAACAGCACCGCCTGGAGTGATACTTCCGATTATATCTAACACGCATTGTGGCGTGTAATCTTGCATATAGTTTTTTCTATCTGCACTATGTTCTTCGAACTCAGCAAGTAAGGCCTCATACGAATAGTAAGGCTGTATCGACTTTAAAAGCTCCTGACAGCTATTCGAATTTAGCAATACCGTTGTTAGAGCTGTAGGTATTTCGTGTACTTCACGAATATTTAGTTCTTCCATAATCCTTTGTAGGATTGTCATAATCGTATCCCTCCTCCTCTAACACGTCGTCTCGTTCGTTTCTTCGGTGCCTCGCCCGCTTTCACTACTCGCGCCGTATTCTGATACGGCGTATAATTCTCTTTACTATTCCGAGCCTCTAAAGCATCGAAATTCGGATTCATAATAGCGATAGCAGCTTGATTATAGTTTCTAATATCAAATGGTTCATTTCTTTTTCGTCCTGGGCGTAGCACCCATTGCTCTTTGAAGTGACCATTAACTAATTTAGACACTTTCATTTCTGCTAATAGGCCCTCGAAGTATTTCTTCCCATACCCTTTTTCATGATCTTTTGGAAAGTGGCAATACCTCGGCTGGCCTTTTTCTTGGTTCAAATCGCTATAAATTTGTTCCTTGCCCGTATCTACGCCAAGCTTAAATAATTTAGTTTTATACTTCTTCAACTTTGTAGGCAAGCCGTCAATCAGGTCTTTACCTGCACCGCCTACGCCCTTAATAGGGTAAACGCGCTTATGCCATCTAGTTGAGCAGTACTTATATACCGATTGGGTCTTACTACCACCAGAGTCAATACACGTAACTGATACGCCCCTTTTTCTACCATCGGCATAAGACCATGTTCGATTCAAAATAATATCGTCTAATTCTTTCCATACGGCATCATAGGCAGGGTCTCCATATAATCTGAAGTATTGTATACCCCAGCTCTCATAATCTTTCCCCCAGCCTACAATTTCACACTCTAAGCGGTCGTCCTGCGTATCGACGCCACAGGTTAAGAGTAGTACTCCGTCTGGTAGCTCCGCGCCGTAGTCCTCCCTGCGTTCGTAAAGTTCTTCAGACTGTAATGTTTCTGTATCCTCTTCATAAGGAATGCCCATTTCAGTGTTAAAGAACGTCTTAACGCCAGCCGTGCCGAGTTTAGTGGCTTCCTCATATTTATCTTGAAGTTTACCCCAAGACGCCCAAGGCGAGCCAAACGCGTTCATGTGAAAGCTTCGGCAATTGTACTTCTTTAAATTCTCCGGCGCTTCCGCAATCCATTTGCCCTCACGATACAGTTTCTTCCACTCGAACTCCTCTGATAGCGTTCCGCAGTGATCACACGCCAAGTAGTACTTGCCTGTATCCTCGTCTGCGTGGAATTTATCCCATGACGGATATACATATTCACCACAAGCAGGGCACTTAATATGCCACACCTCTTGCGTACCGCCTAGATACAATTTCTCTATCCGGCTAGTACCTTTGGCCAATGGCGTAGATGCGTACACGTGCTTTCGATTGTAGAACGTATTAGTACGCTTTTCTGCTAGGCTCAAAGGGTCGCCTTCCGTGCCTGCTGATGCTGGATAGCGGTCAATTTCGTCCGCTAGTAATACACGAATTGGCCTGGATGCCAAATCTGCTGGAGCATTCGCACCTACTAATGTTAGGTACCCACCTGGAAAGGTCTTATTCAATACCGTATTGCCACTGTCCCGAGATTTTACATCGGCCATTTTATCGTTCAGTACTTTTGTGTCACGAATAAAGGGAGCAATACGAGTTTTGGAAAACTCCTTGGCTATATCTTTTGTTGGTTGCATGAACATAATTGGTGATGGAAAGTAATCAATAAAATAACCCAACACATTCTTAATGAGCTGGGTTTTACCGATTTGCGATCCGGTCATGTATACTATTTTTTCAACATCAGGGTCACTCACCGCATCAAGCATTTCCTTTTGATAAGGCGCCCTATCGGTGGAATACTTCCCCGGTTCGGCACTATCCTCCGTGGAAAGCACCACATTAGCGTTGGCCCATTCCGACGCAGTAAACTTTGGCGGCGGCTTTAATACACTGGCCAAACCTTTGAACAGGTTACATGTGTGCTTCAATCACCTTCACCTGCCTCGTCATCATCTACGATGATATCATCGGACTCATCGTGGAACATGTTAGGGTCATATTCTGACAATTCTGTTAAGCATTCATTGACTTCATCCAGAAGCGCGTCTTGAATAACTAACAGATTCGTCTCTCCCAACACTTTAGGTGCTGCTTTTAGTGGCAACGCCTGGAGCTTACTTTTAAAGTTGTTCAGCATTCGATTCATTACGGCTTTAACTGTGTTCGAGCGGTGCAATTCTCCATTCATGATCTTCAGTTTGTTTTCTTCAATCATTCTTTTTGTTCGAGTTAACAAAGTTCGTTCTGCATCATATCCGCCTTCTCGTGCTTTCTTTTCGAGTTTACTTTCTCCTGTTTTATACGCAACAAATGCTTGCACGGTTTTCGCAATGTTATACTGTCCGCGTTTTTCCTTTTCGAATATACCGTCCTCGGTCAACTGCTGAACTCGTCGAGAGCTGATTCCGAGTACTTTTGCCACAATTTTAGATGATACTAATTCGTCAACGATTGTTACGTTCGTCACAGTCTCGCCTCCTTCCAAAAGTTGACCGTTTTTGAAGCCGAACAGCAGTTCGGAAAAATAACTAACTAGCTATTCCGCGGGGTTCGGATGACCCACGCAAAATATTTTTCATTTGGAGTACCTTATAGGCCCCCTATTGAGGCTGTGGCCCTAGCCCCCATACATGCCCCCTCGCCAGTGCTGTTTGCGCGAATGTTTCATCATATCTTTAGCAAAGGCTTTGGCTTTGCAATTACCTTTACTGCCAAGGACAATAGCATTAGCAGTACACTTATTACGTTTGTTATGTAAACAATCTTTAATATGGCAAGTAATATCTGTCATACTATTCTCTCCTTTCTGTTAGCAGTTAGATTCTATTTTATTTGTAGGCTTAATCAATATCATCATAGGAGTAGTGATTTGATATAGTTAAGTATTCAAGGAAATCTCTTACATTATGTATTGGTTGTGGTTAAACAAGGCTATTCTATTTTGCACGAAAACATCTCAGAAGTGTCGCGAATTTATTTTGGTACAGTGTGTTATTTAAGAAGGATCACATTTGCCTTATGAATAGGTACCCCCCTATGATGATATTGATTAAACCTGCATAATACAAAAGGACGCCAAGTACATCTGGCGTCCTTTCCTTATTCACTTCCTGTGAAGTTTCCCAACTTTCACACCTACAGTATACCACATGTCGATGTATCGTTTTGTATCGTTTTGTATTGTCCACGCTATTTCAATCTAGCACGTATACGTCCTACCTCTACCAGGGCCCTATCGTGTAGCTCGCCTCGTACTCTTGCCTCGCTATAGAATAAGATACCGGCTAGCTCTTTCCAGCTTTTCCCTTGTACATATCGCTCAGTCAGTAGGACCGCCAACTCATTCGGCCGTACTTGGCTAATCACCCAACGGACTTCTGCTTTAATGGCTTTTAACCTTTCTATTTCCTTTCGTTGCAGTTCGACACATTGCTCAATACCAGCTACTATACCTGATAAATCGCCGCAATGCCCACCGGATATCCTGTCCTTACTGTAGTCCGTGGCGGATAAGGTATCTGCCTTACGTTCTATCTGTGCCTCAATATCACGCTTAATTGAATCTATGCGGTCATCAATTCGTAATATTTGTTGCATGTACTCTTTATCGGTCACTCTTCCGCCCCCCCCTTACAATATTTCCAAAGTTCATATAGCTTATATTGATCCTCGTGCTTACGACTCACCGTCCAGGGGCTTTTACCCTCAGCATACACAAGCGCCTTACCGGTACCGCCCCATACATCATCAATACGATAGAAGTGTCTATGATACCAATGTTTGTTATCATTCGATACTAATACGCAATCCCCTTGCTTAAAGTGTTCCATTCCCCATCACCTCATTGATGTATCTATCCAAATACCACCGTGCTTTTTTTAGGTCTTCGAGTTTATCACCCTTATACCCAGCACGTGCGATGTACTTGATAACATTGCCAAGATGGTATGGAAGCTGTTGATCTTCGATAAAGTCAATCACCTCTATCTTCCCCCTCGTATAATGCGATGGGTGATTTACGGCATCGTGCTCAATATTTCCATACATCTTATCCATATGCTCAGCAGTTGGTACTTGAACAGTTTCTTTGCTACTGTCTTCGATGTGTATTTCTTCTGTCTTTTTACTGTCTTCCTTCTGTCTTTCTTCTGTCTCTTTACTGTCGTCTACGGTAGTCATCTTTGCTTCCTCCTCAACTTCCTTCTTGGATTTATGACAGAATTTAATTGCACAATCAGGGCAATATTTACGCGGCCTGCCCTGTGGCTTTCTAAAATATTCAAACGGCTCTCCGCAACCTTCGCACTCTCTAACTTCTAATTTAGTGCCCGCCGGCGGTGGCGTCATAACTTCCATGCACTCCGGACAATAATCTTCTGAAGTTTTAACCGTAAACTTCGTGCCACACTTTCTGCATTTTTTTTGCATGATACTTTACTCCTTGTACAACTCTTTACGATATTTAATGGCTTCAAGTAGTGCATCTTGCCCTACTTCCTTTCGCTCTAACGCTTTCATCACTTGCTCATCCATCGTCCCTTTTGTTACTAGATGATGGATAATCACAGGTTGCGTTTGGCCTTGCCTATGAAGTCTTGCGTTAGCTTGCTGGTACTGCTCCAAGCTCCAAGTTAACCCGTACCACACGATGATATTTCCACCTGCTTGAAGATTTAAACCATATCCAGCTGATGCGGGGTGTGCCAATAACATTTGAATGTGTCCTTTGTTCCACTCAGCCACATCATCATCGGTCTTTAATTCAACCGCTTTTGGAAAGGCTTCCTTAATCGCTTGTAGGTCATGCTTGAAATTGTAGAATACTAACATCGGTTTCCCTTCATTCGTTTCTACTAATTCTTTTAACCTCTCAACCTTTTCGTTATGAACGATAATTGTTTCACCTTCATCGGTATAGATAGCTCCATTGGCCAGTTGTAATAATTTACCGGCCAAGGATGCTGCATTGAGTGCACTTACATCGTCATCATCTACTAAACTTAGAACGTGATCACGTTCCATTTCTTTGTAAAGCGCCCATTCTTTGGGATTCATTTCTACCGTGATTACGTTCTCAATACGTTCAGGAAGATTAAGATAATCCTTCGCTTTTAAACTCATACAAATATCTTGTATCTTATAGAATATCGCTGTATCTCCACCCGGCAGTAGCCGATAGCTATACACGATATGCCCATTTGTTTTATCAGGCGTAAAATACCGAGTACGATATTCGGTAATTGTTTTACCCAATCGGTCTCCACCGTCTAGCAAGTACATCTGCGCCCACACATCCATTAATGTATTCGGTGCCGGTGTGCCTGTTAGAATCACTACTCGTTTGAAGAAGGGCCTCATCTTGCGCATAGCCTTAAACCGTTTGGCCTGCGGAGTCTTAAACGATGAACTTTCATCGATGACAAGCATGTCAAAAGGGAACGGCTTCTTATGATAATACTCATACAGCCATTGCACATTCTCACGATTCATCACATAGATATCAGAATCGCTTTGAAGGGCTTTGATGCGATCCTTTTCAGGACCTAGCACAGATGCTATCTTCAAACAGCTTGTTTCATTCCATTTGTTAGCCTCTTGCGTCCAGGTCGATTCGGCTACTTTCTTAGGGGCAATAAGAAGCACTTTCTTAATATCGAATTGATCATACATTAACTGCTCGATAGCAATTAAGGTAGAAACGGTCTTGCCCAATCCCATATCAAGTAACAGTCCATAATGTGTATGGTCAATGATTCTTTGAATTGCTATCTTTTGATATTCGTGTGGATGAAAGTCCATAAATCGCCCTTCTTATATCATCAACAAACAATGTAGCCCCTAATTTGCCGGTAACTACGGAAACACTAGCCCCCAACTTTCGCATTCGTTCTATCTGTACACGTTGGTTAGGCCTTAATCGCCCTTTTTCGTCTTTTAGCTCAGCGAACACGACTAGGCCACCCGGTAAGATTATAATTCTGTCCGGCACGCCATCATTTCCCGGTGATACGAATTTCATATATATGCACCCCAGATTTTTGAGTTGATTTCCCAACCAACGCTCGATGTCTTTTTCCATGTTCTCACCTCGTTCTCATTTAATAATTGGACACACCCTCGGACACGCCTACGAACCCACGCCATTACTGGATTTATGGGGGGGGGTGTGTCCGATGTGCCCAATTTTTTTCCAATATATATATATACGCGTATTCGCGTTTTTTACGTGTATACGTATACATACGATTATTCATATATTTATATTTTTATTTTTATATAAATAATTGGACACACTGGACACATATTACTATTTATATTAGAAGTTATCTGCTTTTTGCCCGTGTCCGATTAGTGTGTCCAAGCGTGTTCGGTGTGTCCAATTATTACCATATATCAAAATTTATCAATGTATAGGGCTGAATAAATATTTCTACAAACATTTGTACCTGTTAAATAATTGGACACACTTCAAATAATTGGACACACCTACTTTTCGTGATTACGATTATAGATTGATAGAAGGTCCGATTCTTCCCTTACAAACGCCCTCTGCGGGCCGTAAAGCCTGCCAAAACGTGCTTTACCTGTTCCCTTTGTATAAGGGGCCCAACCTCGCATTGCTTGGAGTATGTCTGTAATCTCTCTCGCCTTTGCGTTCTGCAGGTTCTTCCGGTCCCCCTCCATCACTTCACACCATATCTCAAGGGCACACACCCGCTCCCGCTGCACTGAACCACAATGATCGTCATCGCCATAATTTCTGATATAATCGCGTCTATCAAAGATATCTAGCGACTCCCAATCTTCAGGAAGTAGCATTTCGAGGTATTCTTCAATGAGACCTACGAGTTCGCCACCTTCTGTGTGTGATAATTGAATTCTAAGGGCTTCTTCCTCAAGGTCTCCCTCGAGTACTAAGGATTCACCATTAGACCAGTAATAGTAGGCCTCCGCCCATAATTGGTCGATGTCATCTTTTGATAGCTCCCAGGCGTTTTTCGTCTTACGATCTTTGTCGCCTGTGATTGGCCAGAATCGACGGTTACCTGTTCTGTCCTTAAGGAACATCAAATTATTAGTGGAACCGGCGAATACACACTGGCGAGGGTACTCTTCGGTACGTCTCCCATAAGGAGAGCGGAACCGGTCAGAGGTACGGCTGATAAAGGCTTTTACGATTTCATTATCGTTCTTGTAGGTGGGCGCAAGTTCCGCGAGCTCATTAATCCAAGAGCCCTGGATTTGCTCAAGGGCATCTTTTGTTTTGATATCAACTAATGAGTTGTTGAACCATTTACGCCCCAAACGCTCCAAGATAAGGGATTTCCCTAAGCCTTGCGCTCCGTATAATACGATAGCCGTATCGAACTTGATACCAGGCACCATAACACGTGCAACAGCGCCACACATCCATTTACGTGTAACGGCCCTGATGTATTCGGTATCCTCTGCGCCGATATAATCGATGAAGAGTGTGTCAACTCTACATTCACCGTCCCAGTTTAGTCCTGTTAGGTACTCACGCACAGGATGGAATTTGTTAGCTTGTGTTACTTCCTGAAGAGCATCATCGATAATGCCTTTACCCTTAATTAGGTATTTCGTAGCGAAGTAATTACGTAAGCACGCATCGTCTGTATCAGTCCAGTACGGTGTTTCATCTTTACCGCGCCACGGCAAATCGTCAATCCCCACTAGGCGGTGTGCAAATTCGTCAAGGCGGATTTTACCTTTTAACGCTGGGTCGTATTTAAGAACGATTAAGCAGTTGAATACATCTGATTCAGGTGTACCACGGCGGTCACGTTTAAGTTTTTCGAGAAAGTCTTCATCCTCGTCCGTGATATCTTCAAACTCCATATCAGCCATACGCTCCTTATCGAGCAGTACAGGCGCGGCGCCGTCTTCATTAACAAAATCAAGCATTGCCTTATAGCTCGGTAGGTCTGTTACTTTGGTGCGCGGATCAGCGTCAGCATCTTCGGCACCAAATAAGTGGATGCGAACAAGGTCAAAGGCATTGACGAGCTTACCGCTGATAGGGTCAGTTGCATGGTTCGAGTAAGCAAACGTGTCATTATCGTAGATAACTAGGCCTGCTACTGAGCTGCCTTCTGTATACGTGTACCGGTCCTCGTGCTGCGTTGGTGCATAGACTTCAGGGAGAAACTTATGTATCGCTTCCGTGATACTATAGCTCCTACAAAAGGCGCCCAGTAATCCTTTTTTCTCTAATGGATTACCTTGCTTTTTAGCCGTATCAAGGCGAATCTGTGACTCCTTACTTGATGTTGGCCAAAGGCTCGTATCACGCCAGTCTCTGTAGGTATTAAGATATTGATCAACAGAAACTAAGCTGCCTTCACTATGCTGATATACATAATCCACATCCTTTGGACAACTCGGCCAGTACATCAGACGTTCAGCCTGGTGCGTGGATGGGTCAAAGGAGTCAATGCCGATGTTATCCGCAATCCGTCTCGAGACTGCTTGGTACTCATCAGGCTGCATCGCTCTATCCACGGGGATAATTACGCGATATCGTGGATTAGCGTCCGTGTGACTGTGTGTACTGTAGAGTACATATTCCATTCCGCCTAATTCCATGTCGAGGTCTAATAGAAAGTCCTCGTTAGGGTTATCCGCATCAAGAGTAATCAAGTACCGTTCTTTAACAGAGCCTCTAACCCGTCTACCATTTTTGGGGATATAGCCACCAACAAAACCGCCAACGTCTTTCTTTTGGCCTTTCTCGGCTTTAGACATTTTGGCGTATTCAGCAGCCGTTTCATTGGTTATAGTTGGCTCGGCCAATTTCTTGGCCAAAGCACTCCAAGTCATTTTCTGAGACTTCCAGCTACGGGCGGAGCGATTTCTGCCCGTAGCTATGATGATATTTGTATCCATATTACATCGCTCCTCCCTTCGCAAATTGGATGTCTCTTATAAATTGGGGTACTTGTAATTTATGCTTTTTAACCCATTGGCACACAGCATAATTGACATCGTGGTTATCACTAACGCATCTGTTATTTTTTAACTTAGCCTGATGTATTTCAACAAAGTTTTCTGTATCCTTGCTAGGATTAACTTCAATACATGCCACAGGCTTGTCGCTTTTATAGACGCCTACAATGGCGCACGTTCCGGCTTTTACCTTATCGACATAAGTACCAACGCAATTATTCAATTGCACACCTAATCGGATGATGCCGTGCGTTGATTTGATCACGTTGAATGTTAGCCCTTCAACTGAATCTGCTAATTTTTTATGGCGCAGGCTCTGTTGCACCGGTAAGTTTTCGGCGTCTTCAAATTTAGATAAACACACAATCTCGTCGTGCAGGTCTTTAATCTGAATTCGTTTAGCCCAAACTTCCTTCTTCTTGCTTCTTGATAATCTAAGATACATATCAGCCGTATCTTTAATTTCAGAATAGGAATCAGCATTTTTAATGAACAGTAGAGTACGCCGCTCACCGTATTGGTGCCTCATGATGGATAGGAATTTTGTAAACATAAGCAAGGCATGTTCGCTATTCCATATTGGCCACGATTGAATATATCCTGTGCTCCCACCTTCCTCTGCTACGAGGTCTGTAAAGCCCTTTTGATAATCCATACTTTTGAATATCTTGCTGGCCGTCTTAATCACTTTCACATAAAAGAAAGGACGTATTGACAGTAATCTTCGAACCCAGCGCTTATCCGGCAATTCATAAAGCTGTATTAAAGCTTTAATAAATGGTGTACCGGTGCTTGTTAACTCAGTAATACTTGAGGTGCCCACCTTATCAGATCCGAAAGGCCTAAAATAGGTGTCGTAGTCTTTAACTAATATATCGTTAAGAGCTGGCGCATCTGGTGCCTGCATTTTCCAAATTAGGTTATGGAGTAAATTATCAAGAGCCCCATATTTGGCCGATAATAAAACACCCTGCCTAATAGACTTAACTTTGTAGCCTACTTTCTTAGATAACTTAGTAAAGTAGGCATCCTTTAGCACTTTAGCAAAAGTCTTTAGCTCGTTTTTATGTTCGGCTAATCGACAATTTTGAGTCGCTACAAGCCAGCGCAAGGGTAGCGATTTTGAGTAAAAGCACGATATGTTAGGTTCGATTTCAGATACTATATCGGCACGAGTACGCTTCTTTTGAACAAGGAATACTTTTCCTTGTTTAAAATCAAAACGCAATATGTCGATAAGATGAGGCTTGTATCCCGGGTAAATCGACTGCATATCGTTATCAACGTATACGGTGTGATAATCAAATTTAACGTCTAATATTGATCCTCTATCGATGATTGAAAGTTCGATATCAAGTGGGATATTGTCATTACTCGAAACCTCAGCAACACAATCATCGTTTGTGTGAATGAGTTCGCCACATTGTGGGCAATAAAACTCATTTGACATATACGGGTCTACGATTTTACCCGTCCCTGAAGATACGGAAGGCCACAAGCAGGCAAATGATTGTCCGCAATCTACGTGGTAATGTACAGCAGGTGACCAAGAGTTCACTTGCTTGCGCCGTACTAGGTCATACAGCTTTTTGACTGACAAACTAAATAATACCTTCATAAGGCGCTAACCTCTTTCTTATAACAAATCGTCTAAATCGTCTTCTTCTGCAGATGTTCCATCAACTATAGGTAACGTTTCTTCAACAGGTGCTTTCTTCTTAGAAGTACGTTTGCGTTTTGGCTTTTCTTGTTCTTCTACTTTAGGAGCGTCATCTACTGTTGGCGTTTCTTCAGTCTTTGCGGGCTCTGCTTTTTTACCGTTGAGTACTTTAAGACCCAAATCACAAGCAGCAATACAGCCCTCGCAGTACGCCATAGCCGAGTCTTTACGCTCGCTAGCAGGTGCGTTTTTTACTAATTCGTATAAGCTATCAATGGCTTCGCGTTGTTGTTTAATTTGTTCTTTGTTAATCATAATGACTTCCTCCTAGTCTTTCATATAATACGGGTTTTCAAACCCCGCTGCGTTTAATATGAGGCCCTCATTCCAGGGCTCAGGTTTACACATAATATCTATTACTTCATCTAAACTGCCTTCGCCTATAGGTGCTTCGATAACCACTTCATCGTGGATATGGGCTACAATCTTGTATCCAGCTTTTGCCAGTCTTAGCATTGATGCGGCCAAGCAATCTCTTGCAACAGCTTGTACAATGTTTTCGACGAGCTTTCCGCCGTAGGTTTCAACTCTGCCCCATGTATTCTTAACCTGATCCATACCGTCATACTCAATCGATTCACTACCGAACCGATTAAGCCCTATTCTAGGCCTTGCGTAAGCAAGCCTACGTCCAGAGGGTAACTCGACAAACATAAATCCTTTCGATTTAAAGAATTTAATGTTACCTTGTCTAATTCGTACAGGTTCGCCAGTCTTTACGACTTTCTTGGCGGCAGTATCCGCATCTTTCCAAAACCTCGTAATGCGTGGACTTGCTCGTCGCCAAGCTTCGATGATACCGGGAAGTTCTGATTCTGGAATTTCTCCTTTTGAGTCCATCGATTTCATGGCGCCCACACCGCCACCATAGCCGAGTGCCAATTCTGCAACCTTACCCTTTTGCCGTAGATGCCCATTCACTCCATGCTTCTCAACTGGAACATGGAACATGCTAGATGCAGATGCGCAGTAGATGTCACCACCTTGTGCAAATACATCCTGTCGCCACTGCTCGTGAGCGAGCCAAGCAATTACACGTGCCTCAATAGCACTGAAGTCGGCTACAATAAAGCGGTGGCCTTCCTCTGCTACGAGAGCCGTACGAATGAGTTGCTTAATCACATCACCAGGATTTCCATAGAGTAGGTCTAGCAATTCTACATCTCTACTTTTAAGAACGTCCCGAGCTGTATCTAAATCTTCTAGGTAGTTACGAGGGAGGTTCTGTAGTTGTACTACACGGCCCGCCCATCGTCCGCTTCTCATGGCTCCGTAAAACTGAAGCATACCGTGAATTCGGCCATCGGAGCATACGGCATTTTTCATGGCCAAGTACTTTTTAATGGAAGAGTTTCCCAGTACTTGCCGGTTCTTCAGCACAGTACGCACATCGGAAGGAATATCCTGTGATAGTAGATTTGATACGTCCTCTTTTCGCATGGTTTCGATTTCATAGCCAAGGCGAATTGATAACCAATCCTTAAGTTGCAACGTACTGTTGGGGTTATCTAGCCCTGTTAGTCGCGCCGATGATGCGGTGGCCTTTTCTACGATTTCATCGTTACATTGAAGAGCCGCATCAACGAGGTCCATATCTACCTTTACGCCTCTCCAGTTGATGTCTTGATCGAGAAGCCAATACTCATGCTCAATGGCAGGCGGTTTCAACGAAAGCAGGCGTTTACGAATGGCCTTTTCAACCACTACGTCCTGCCGGTTGTATTCAATAAATTCTGCCCACTTGTCTGGCGCATCCTCCGGCATATTCCTTGTCTTAGGATTTGTCTTCGTAGGCTTACGAGGAACGGAGAAGAATTGAATTAGGCGTTTACCCCGTGAATCCTTAGCTTCTCCTAATTTCAAAGCCTTAGACACATTATCAAGGCTTGCCGGTAAACTGCAGTACAAAGCAAGTACAGAGGTACATTCCCAATTTGTGTAGTCCGCATCAGGGAAGTACTTTTTTAGGCATAGCATTTCAAACGCTGCGTTGAATGCGGTCTTTGTAATTTCCTTATTATACAAAGCGTCCACCACCCTTTCGGGCAGTGGATTCTTTGTCATATCAATTACTTCGACAGGTTCGTTATCAAAGCTATAGGCAAAGAGCAGTATTTCAAATGTTGTATCGTCAACGTATCGCTGCGCCCCATATTTAATAGGGCAGGCGCAATAGGTTTCCACATCAATACTGAGCTCCATAATTGCCTCCTTAGATTAAATCGTCGTCATCGTCTAGGTCGCCTAAATCATCATCGCCAAAGTCATTAGCAGATACATGTACACCGCCAAGGCGTTCGCCATCTTTAACTTTACGGATACCATTTAGACCAAAGCCTACACCCTTTTTACCGTTGAAGTTGTAGGCAAAAACAGAGAGTGCAACTTGCGCGTATACACCAGAATAGATTTCTTCTTCGATGTCGAAGTCATCCATTTTGATTTTGTCGCGAGTAAATACGATAGGTTGCTTATCGCTGTTGGCGTTAATGAAGTATTTACCAGCATAGGTTTCCGGTTGGTCGACTACTGCTTCGTCAGTATCGCCGTCACGTAAGTTCAATTTGAGGTATGCTGCTTTGCCTTCTACCTTAGCAACTGCTTTTGGATCCGCTTTGAGTTCTTCAATCGCACGTTCAAATGCTTTGATAGTTTTTTTATCAGTTTTATCGATTATGATTTGGGAACTATATTTTGCTTTACCGTCATCGTTTTTACGAGGTTGCGCAATATTTGCATAAGAAAGTCTTACTACACCAGTTGTTAATTTAGCCATGTTACTGTCTCCTTATTTCTTAAATGGGTTATGTTCATAATCAAACCCTATTACTGTATTAAACAATTCATCTAATTCATCTTCGATATCAGACCTTTCGTCATCTAGTTGAATCCACTCATCGTCTTCTTCCCAAGAATATTTCGAAAGGTCTAATTCAGTTTTATAATAGTCCTCTATCGCCTCACACTTAGCATCTACTGCGCAATAGCGAACGTGTAAGCTAGTGGCATAGGCAATAGTAATTTGGTAAAGCTCGTCGAGGTAATGCCCCCGTTCATGGAGCTCTTTTGCGATAGCCCGTACAGAGGTCATTTTTTAATCTCTGTCATTAGCTTTGCTACTAATGCTTCTAGCTTAGAGATACGGCTTTGGGCATCCTTGGCTTCAGCTACGTAATCGCTACCTTTACCAAATTTGAAAGATGCGCTCACGTTGTACATGTTTTCACTTCCGAATGTACCTGCAATTCCTAGCAGTACTTTTTCATTAGGTCTGTAGTACAAGCCTAATGCCACTGCATTGGCATTGTGGTAATGGCCATATGCAATAGATGCGCTGAACTTATCGTCTTTGTTAAACTCCATAGGATGTAGTCCAGCTAATGCAACCGCACCTGCACCTACTTTATTTACACGGCCATCTAATCGGCTAATATCTGATTTTAAATTCGTTAAAGCGTTATGTGTTTGATGCTCTAGTACATCAATTCGTTGCTCATGATTTGCTAAGATACGATTGTGTGCATCCATATCTTCACTCATTGTATTAATGGCATCATATGCAGCATGTAGCTGTGATCCATTTACCGCATCAGTTGAAGATGCATCTATACGGCCTGCAGCAACGTTCTGAATTTGTCGAACATAATGTTTTACACCACCATATCCTGCACGGTCTTTACTACCAACGCTTACTACTGATGTTGCATCTGTACCAGCAAATACATATGTTGTATTATTTACCTTCGCTTGTAGTTGATTAACTGCATCATCTGTTACACTATTCGTTCCTAGTGCAACACTATTTGCCTTATCCGCGATTGTATTGTTTCCGAATGCGAGTGCATCAGTAGCTAATGCTTTGGCGTGTGTGCCAAAGACGAGAGCACCTTGGCCAGTTGTTTCGGAGTTAGATCCGAATACAAGCTGTTCTTTTTGCGTCCCGATTTTATTGTTGTAACCTACTATGGCGGACTGACCACCGGATACTGTGCCATTGTTGGCCCCAACTGCAACGGAGTTTTCACCCGTCACATTGTTTGACCTGCCAAAGGCCACGGAGCTTTCACCGGATACGAAAGCACCGTTGCCTATGGCAACGCTATCATAGGCCGCGGTTCTAGCCTGGTTGCCAATAGCTATGGTGTACTCCACCAAGCTCTCGGCATGACTACCGAATGCAAAACTATTGCGACCTGCTGCAGTGGCATTGTTGCCACCAGCAAAACCGTTTTCACCTGTTATAGTATTGTTAGCCCCAAACGCCAACGCATTATTTGCATCGATGTTGTTTTGAAAGCCCCATACTGCTGAGCTAGTAGAATTTGTAGATATGGTATTGTCTGTACCACCTACCGTATTATTGCTAGTTGCGCCGGCTACATTGACAGCCAACGCGGAAATCGCGAGTACCGCTGTTACTGTTTTATTCATTGTGTTTATACCTCATCATCAAATTCATTCATCATTGTTTCAACTGTATTAATTGCTGGGCGTTTATCGCTGTCCGGGACAAGTGTAGGCTTGCCTTCCGGTTTATCGATATAGGCTTCTAGGTATTCGGAAACACCCTTTTTACCGAGTACCTTTTGTAAGTTTGTGATACCTTCGAGTTCACGTGGTTTAAAGATGTCTTCTTCCTTGTAGCCATTATCGAGTAATGTTTGAGCTGCAGCGTCCGGATCCGTGATAGTACGTCTTGATGTACCTTCTACTAATTTGTATCCCGGCCATTGCTTTTCACCGGATAATGCTTTCTCGTAGGCAAAGTCGTAAACACCTTTAATCCATTTCGTGATTAAATCTTTCATTGCCAAGATGTCAGATACTTCCTGGTCAGTTAGCAATTGATTGAGCTTGCCCCCATCTTTATAGAAGGCTGTAAGGCAAGTATCAGCTAATGCCCGGCAGGTGTGCCGTGCTTTACAGAAGTTACAATAATCGCAAGGCGTACAATCGCCCTCACCACGAAAAGCACGTTGCGCGATTGGTTTGATGTCTTCACCCCAATCGAGTAGCTCTTCACGAGGCAATTCATCGGTAGACACACTATCGAGTCTTGGCTGAACGATGGTCATACGAACCGTTTTTACATCATACAAGAACTCGTTAACGTCATAAGCACCTAATGCGTAGAGTCGCATTTGTGTATTTTCAATGGCACTAACAGGAACGCCCTTACCATACTTCAGGTCAATCACTTCCAGGATGCCATCGGCTACGATGACCATATCGCCAGTACCAAATCCTTCTGGTACCCAACGAGAGAAATCAAGTTTGGCTTCAATCATTACTTCTGCATCAGATGAACGGGCTCTCGCCTCGTTCACCTTTTCTTCGCAAATGTCAACATATCGGTTAACGGCTTCTACCATTTCAGTAGAGTAGTCATCAAGCTTAGGCGCTTTTTTGCCTTCGAGCTTATGACGCAGGATTGATTCTGCCAGGTCATGTGCTACAGTACCTTCTGCAGCATAGGACGATTGCTCATCCGGGAACATCGCTTCTAGTCTTGCTGAAGGAGTACATACTAACCACCGGGCACTACTTGAAGCACCTAGTAGGGCGTGTTTCTTAGCCACGATTAGCCACCCATTCCATGATTTGAATACGTTGTTCATCGGTAGCGGATGTTACCTTTTCGGCACCGATGCTATCTAAGAAGGCTTTGAATTCGCCTTTTGCTTTCGTTTTATCAGCGGCTTTTGCCATTACATCTTTCACTGCTTCACGAGTTGTCTCGAGACTAGGAACTTCTTTCTTAGCTGGTTCTTCCGCTTTAGGTTCCTCAGCTTTAGGAGTTTCTACTTTAGCCGGTTTCTCAGCTTTAGGTGTTTCCTTCTTAGCAGGTTCGGCTTTAACATCATTAGTGGTCCAGTTCGCTGGTTCTACGTCTTTAACAGGCGCGCCTACGATGGATTGGTAAAGGTCTTTCACTTCTTGTTCTAATTCAACGGCTTTATCTACTGTGATTTTTAACTCGATCATTGTTTTATTTCCTTTCGGTTTAACGATGTGATATACTTTAAATGGATATTTTTCTATGTGCCCTTTACGCATTGCCGTGCGTGAGGGCATTTTTTTTGCGCCCAACTGCTCGCACTCATCAGGAATGCAATACTCTTTATTTGGACACGTTGTACAATCTCGCAATTTTACCACCTCCTTATACGCATTTAAGAATCATGCGAATTTCTTGACCTACTAGAAGTCTATCCTTGAACGTGTCTTGTGTTCGAAAATCCTCCATGTAGACCTCAAGCATTTCGCGATATATTTGAGCCTTAAACGTTTCAGGGGTGTCTACTACCTCCCGATACGGTTTAAGGATTTTAACGGGTGAACCAAAGGTGTAATCAATAAAGCCTCGCATCTTCAATTTTGCTTTGATGTTACGAACCTTATCGTTTGACCACCCAAGTAATTGTGTTACTTCTTCATTGGTCTGTACGCCACTATCGTTATAGGTGTTGTACAGAATTTCTTGATCTGTCATGTCTGTCTCCTCTGTTTTACGGTTTGATGTATTTCTTTACATTTTTTACATACGGCGCGCGGTGCGCCTATCGTAAAGCTCCAATAATGGTAGGGGCCTTTTAGCCTCTTATTGCATCTCGCACAGCGCTGATTTCTCATACGTACTACCCTTAAAATCTATAATAGGTAGAGCTTTGTACCTGACGGCTACGCATTAATTTACGGCGCAATCGTCTGACCTCAATTCTGTATTCAGATACCATCCAAGCCATGACCCCGCTTAACACTTGAAACAGCGCTTGTGTAAAGCCGATGCGGTCAAGTTCTAAACTGCCTACCGTACCGATTATCATTAATAGGCCGATTCCTTTAAGCAGCCCGTTCATACGATATGCGCCTCCTTAAATGCTTCATTAATTTTTTCTTCTGGCCAGCCTAGCGTGTTGGCCAAGTAGAACCGGAACCCCTCTCTATCAATAGAAAAGGTTCGTCCCTTTTTGCCTTCCGTTTGCCAGCACTGTGCAAAGGGGAACTTATCTCTTGCGATACATTCGCGTATCGCGGTCATAGTTCTTCCCAATACCGTGGCCATCTGGCACACGGCAATTGTTTTAGTTATCATAAGTAACTCCTTCCTACCAGTGATAAGCGGTGATTGCTGCCACTATGATGATAAAAATACTAACAGCCGCCGATAGGCTTAGCGTTAGCATCCAAAGACAGATGCTTATAACGGCTTGAATGTCACGCTTTTGCATTGTACCCACCTCCTAGCTGTGCCGACGAGCATATACAACTACGATGGCATTTACGATGTATCGTGCATCTGAAAGCATATCGTAAGATATGTTTGAAATCTTAGAAATGCCTAACGCCATGCTAATCGTTTTCTTGCATTGGATTTCAAAATTGGACGCAATCAGCATAGTTCGATTCCGATTGTATCCTTTGGCGCAAGGTATACCATATCTTTCAGCCACATCGTGGATATACGCTGTTAATATTTCGTGCGCACTAGATTGGGCAATTGTTTCAAGATAAGCTACACGTTCTTCCAGTTGCTTAATTCGTATTTCACTGTTCATCTGTTTTACCCCATTTCATATTGAATATACGAAATATCGTACTATTTTGTAAAAAAAAGATAGTCTAAAGACTCGCATATACCAAGAGCGGCTTTAATTTTAATTGCTTCATTAAGCAATAATGGATACTTGCCATTTAACTTATCTACAAGTGTCATGTACCGTATTCCTGTTTTAATGGATAGATCCTTTCTACTCCAACCTAGACGGCCAAGCTCAGCATTTACATTTGGGTACATATATAGTCTCACCCCTTTCTCTATATTTAAAAATTAGTATTAACACACGAAATATCGTGTATGTTTATGGCTTAATTGTAGTACGAAATATCGTGTATGTCAAATTTAAGGTTGTTTAATATTCTTTGCAAGCTAATTTATATATGAAATATCGTGTTTAGATATTGAAATATCGTGTTTATAATGGTATAATTAGGCACAAGATAATTAGTTAGGAGTATAAAACAATGACCAGAGAAGAATTTTTAAAAGAACGAATACTACAGATAGATAGTATTAGAGGATTTGCGGCATCAATAGATATGCCTTATACAACACTTTTATCTATTCTTAAGAATGTAGGTGGAGCATCTATAGATAATATCCTTAAAATTTGTAGCGGATTAGGGATTTCTGCTGACTACTTAGCCACTTTAGAAGACGGCTCTCGCTTAGATGATTCATTTGATCCCGATTTAATTGCGTTACAACGAAACTATAAATCGTTAGACAACGCATCTAAAAAGGAACTGAGTTCTTATGCTCAATATCTTTATACTAAACAAGGAGGTAAAATGCCTGAGGATGATGATATCGACTAGCAAAGAAAATGTAATACAAACAGCCAATAGAATTAGGCCAAAGCTCACTAACGATTTAAAACTAACAGCCCGACCCATATTAAGATATTTAGTTGATAACTACGGTGTCAATATAATGACTTACAAAGAAGTCGAAAGAGATTATAATATAAGCTCTTTTCAGCTAAATCAGTTAACTCAATCAAATGATGCCGTATCATATTACCTACCATCAACACAACAATTCCATCTATTATATAATTCCGACGTTTCTACCAAAGCCCGCAAAATATGGAGTATTTATCATGAAGCGGGACACATTATTCGTGAGCACCAATTAGCTTGCCCGGACAGTAGTAAAGACGAAAGAAAGCTGATGGAATGGGAAGCTAATACGTTTACCAGAGAAATTTTGGCACCAACTACATTAGTTTTAGGTGCAATTTCTAAATATCGTAAAGGCTCGGCAACCTTTCAAGATTTATATTTTATGTACAGACATTTATTTGGATTAAGTAAACATGCCGCTTCTTTAGCTAGTAGCAAAGTGTACAGGGAATCGCCAACAATTAACCAAGATATTTTGAACTTTTACAGCGATCAACTCAGCAATATATTCCCATATATAAAAACAAGATATGACTACGAACAAGTATTAGCTTGCATAACAAAATCAGAGTACGACGTATTTAAGAGTGCTAGAGATTTGTTAGGATCGTGGACACCTATTAGTCGTACTTATACACTATCTAAAATTTAGGGGGATCAATAAAATGAAAAAAGTGTTAGTAACAGGGATTTTAATTACTGCTTTATGTATTGCCGGCTGCGGAGGGCCAGTCGATAATATCAAAGATTCAACAGGTTTATCCAAAGAACAATCTCAGCAAGTACTTACCGAATTACAAAGCGTTGGGGTCACTGAGTTCGGCAATGTAAATAAAGTAGCAGACCAGCAAGGCGTGTATTACATTGTTGATGAAAAGTATGGCCAAACATTCTTCCGCATCAAGGATGATAAAGTTAGTGAAATCGAAAATAGCTTCTCTACAGTTTACAAAAATGGACAAAAGATGAACGACATTAGCAATGTCTATATTAGTGATCAACAAAAAGCAGCATATCAAGTGGCTGCTAAAGATGCGGTATCCGCTCGACTAAAGGCACCATCTACTGCTAAATTTGATATAAAACAAGTCATTCGATATGATAATAGCGTTACCGTTCGTGGCACGGTTGACGCACAAAATGGATTTGGCGCAATGGTTCGAGGTATGTTCTTTGTGAAAATCAAAGCGGATACGGGAGAAGTAGACTCCGTCAGCATTAATAATTTATAACAATCCTTGCACAGCGTGATATACTATAGGTACCCATCCACGCTTCAGGGTTTAACGACTACAGCGCACCAGGATGGGTCTTTTTGTTGAAAAAGCCAGTCATTATGCGGGTTGCTTCGAATTTGTTGACGTTAACAAATTCGGAAATATGTGGGCTTCGTGGTAAAAAAAATACGCCCTCACCGCAGTGAGGGCCTTTAAAAATATCATACTTTAGAGGTACTCTATTTTTACTCCACAACCATTATAGCATACCTCTAAGGCTAATCACTATACCAAGGAGGAAATAATATGGCCATGAAACGTGCCAACGGTTCAGGAACCGTATATAAAATGAAGCACAAGCAGTTACGAAAGCCCTACCGGGCTGTTGTAACCTATGGATACGATGCCAATGGTAAGGCTATCCGTAAATCAGTAGGCACATTTGCCACACAAAAGGAAGCTTACACAGCCCTTGCCCTCTACTCAACCAATCCACCGCAAGAAGAGCAACGTAAAATTACGTTTGGCCAATGCTTTGAATGGCGGATTGAAGAAGCAGAACGCCAGGGGTTATCTGCAGGCCGGATGAAGATCATCCATACAATACAAAAGATGGTTAGCCATCTTAACAATATCGAGATGAAGAATATGCGTGCTGCACATTTCCAGCCTATATTTGACACCTCAACACATACTAAATCGTATCAAAAGCTAATCAAAGCTATCATAGTATCTGTAGGTACGCTAGCCGTAAAACAGGAAATCATACCTAGAAACTACTTCTCCGATATTATCATCAATAAGAATGCTACGCCAATCAAGAAGGCTAACATCTTTTCAAATTCGGCCCTCTACGCTCTTTGGCAACACTCCGACGATATAATTGCCAAGCTAACATTGATATACGCCTACACAGGGCTCAGATTAAATGAATTGCAGACTATACGTCTCGATGATATCCACTTGAAGGAGCGATACATGATTGGTGGTTCAAAAACAGAAGCTGGTAAGGACCGTTGCATCCCTATCGCGGAATGTATCTACCCTTTCATCAAAGAACTGTATCAGCAAGCACAATTTAAACGCGTAGAGTGCCTTTTGGATAAGGTAATACACAAGGATACCTTCAGGCGAGAAATGCAGCGTATGTGCCAAACTCTTAATTTAGGAGAACACAAACCACATGATACACGCCACACCTTCATATCAATGGCCAGCAATATTGGAATCGATGAAATTATCATCAAACGGATCGTTGGCCACTCAAGTAAGGACAATATCACCCAGGAAGTTTACACGCACAAAACGATACAGCAATACATTGACGCGGTTAACCGATTACCACACGGCGAAGCCCTCCTAAAAGGTGAGCAACGGTTGAGCAACGCTGGCGAAATGTAGTGATTTTTGCCAATTTTGAAAAACAAAAAAGCCAGTAAACATAAGTGTTTACTGGCTTTCTACGTTTGCGTTCTTATTCAGCGGAGATAATTTAAAAGCGTAAACTATCCGCATAATTACTGCATTTCTTTAATTTTAGGTTGAGCAACAGTTAAGCAACCGTTGCAAATTTTGCAGAGATTTAAAGGCCTAATCACCGTCTGATACGTTTTCTGTTACACGACTTAAACCTGATTCTTTTCCATACAATCGTTCCATACCTTGACGTGTTACAAGCCACATTTTGCCTGACTTCTTAAACTCGCCTTCTTTAAATCCATTCTTTACACGGCCTCTACAATTCTGTTTCAATGCATCAGCTGTAACATTCCAACGTTCTGCCGCCTCTTGCGTTGTCATGATATCATCTAGTTCAAATTTCAATTTCTTCACCTTCTAGCTAAGCGTTTAATTACTAATATCAAAACAATAATAGTTGCTATATTAATCAACCATTCTAAATATTGCATAATTCACCTCGTTGATTTACAATGATGTTGAGAAGGTGGCGGGGCTTTCACCCGCCTGCTTTTTACTCTTTGCTAACAAGTTTTAGTATTGCTAGTGCCAGTAGCAGTGGCGTTAGCGCATTTGCTAAGCTTGTTAGCTTTTCTATTATGTCCACTTGTATCACCTCCTTACAATATTATTATACCCTATATCGTGTATAAAAGCAAGTATTTATTTTGATTTTTACAAACAAAAAACAGCCTACTAACTTAGACATTATCTAGGTCGGTAGGCTGTTTATATTATGAGTCATTATTTCTTTATAGGGACGGATAAATGTATGTTATTTAATATAGTGTCAGCATCAGATTTATCCAAATTTTCACCAGCTTTTACTTTATCTAAGATTACTAATAATTTGTCTTTAGCATCATCCAAAAATTCTGCACTCTTATGTAATCCGCTTTTTCTGATACTATCTGCTGATTCACTATATTTTGCAACAAAATACTCTAACATATCTATGAATCTATCTGAATGTAAATAATCTTGAATATATTCATTTGATATAGTATCCATATGGCCCTCCCTATTATTTTTAAAATACTACTTGCCTATATTATATCATTTACAAAATAAAAGAGCCTATCAACCTAGATATTATTCTAAGTTGATAGGCCTTTAATGCTATCCAGTTATAAACAATTGCTTTACTACTCAACTGACAACTAATAGTTGATAGTTGCGTGTATCCACCATTACACGCTATGGAGATATATAGATCACCTCAATTTTTTGCAACTAAATAAACAACTGTTCCACCCAATAATATATTTAATATCTTACTGTTCCTTTGTTGCATCTTGATTCTTTTGAGTTCTCTCATCTGCATTTCTAAGTATGCGTTCACCTTCACCAACGATTCGTTTTGCATTGATAGCGTTTTCTCTTGCTGCTCTAATGTGTTCTTGGCTATTAGTAATTGCTCCCTCTGTTCTTTGATTAAGTTCATCGATTCTATTAATTCTTGTTTCGATTCGCTCGTTGACATCTGTGCTACGTTCAATTGCTGTTCTAACTCGTCTATTATCTTCAATTGCTCGTTGATTGTATTGTTGAGCGTTTCGAACTTCATCAGTAGCTCGTTGTATTCCTGTCGTGTCAATATTACTTGCTCTGTCGGCGTAGAACCATATACAGGCAATGATACAAAGGACAATACAAATAGGAACAGAGATGTAATGAGCGTGAATAAAGCTTTTGATTTTGTCATTCATACTTCCCCCCTAGTCATACATGTAGTTGACATCAACTTCTTTGTCAGCTACCATTCCGCAATCGCTATATTGCCATATTCTGATATTTGGATAATCACATTGTGAATCATATTGTGCACACCATACAGGAACGCTTGGCATTTGACTATATGCATATGTTTCATCCCACAATAGAGAATATCCACTATACACACCTACATTTTGAAAGCCAGCACTCCATAATGTATTTACAAATCGACTAATGCAATTCGTCATTCCTTGGCTAGTTAATGCACCAGCATTAATCATATTACGTAATTGGCGATGCTCCTCGTAGTCATACCAAATACCAGCTTGCAAATGGTAATCAGTATATCCATAACTATTGAGCGTGTTAATTACCCATTCTGCCTCTTGTACTGCTGTTGCCTCATCGTATGCATGGCTAAAATAATATACACCTACTTCAATACCTGCATTTAATGCTGCGGTGATATGTTGTTCAAAGAATTCATCAACGTTGTAGTTTTCACCTAATTTAATAATTACGAATTCATTGCCTTCTTCTTTGGCTTGTTGCATACGGCACTCATCATAATAAGGTGTTCCGTTTTCGTTCTCTTGCCATGCCGAAATATCAAATCCTTTTTTCATTCTTATCACTCCTTTCTGTCATATTAGGTAATGGCGGTAATTTAGGCTGTTCTTCCAATTTATCTGGAATACCATTTCCGTCTTTATCAATCCACAAGGCAAGAAAACCAACTAATGCAGTTAATACTGACGGAATGAATATATGATCTATAATGTTTATCCCAACATTAATCAACTTATTCATATCATCTGATACATACCCTTGAATAAACACCATAATATACTCAACTACCACCAACAAAATAGGTACTAGCATGGTTAGTACTAGTACCCTTGTAGCGATAACACCTGTAGGGTGGAAGTTAGTCACCCTTACAGATTGGTATGATTTTTTGATTGAATTAATGAGATTTTGCGGTAAATTCATGGAAATCACCTCTTAACTCATCAACTCTATTTTCTATTCCATCAACACGTGCTGTTAATTTCACGTGTTCCGTATAAGCCTTTGTACGTTGCACCCTAGATAATTTTATTTCTTCTTTTAATTCTAAAAGCGTTTCGTTTAACGTGTTCATTCTCTCAGTAAAAATCAAATTATCTTGCATCCGTTCATCGCTGATACGTGTCAGAATAGGCACAATTAAAAGGCGGTAACTTGCACCGCCTATAATTGCTACGATTGATAATGTAGTTAGAATATCATTCAGTTCGATTTGCCATGTCCACATTACTCACCCTCTGTGCTTTCGTCTAACTCCATTAATTCATTGTGGATACACCCTTCTGTAGGGCAAGATCCACCTTCGTTTAATGTTGAGTAGCACCACTCACAAAATTTCATTACAGGAATATCGCTTTTTACTTCCATGATTATTTCACCGCCTTAATTTTTGCTAACATTTCCATATTCAATTTCTTGTACTGATCTTGTAAATCAGAAATATCACCATTAATTAATCGTCTACGTAACACCATTTGTTCTAGTGTTTCAAATCGTGAATCATAATACTTCTTAATATCTGCAATCTTCTCTGCTTTTGTTGGCTCGTATGGTGTTACAGGAATATCAACGAATGCACCATTTACATATGCTTTGCCACTTGTGAATTGTGCCTGCATTTCACTATCCCCTGTTACGATATTAGCAGTTGGATAAGATTGTTTCGCCAACTGCTCTGTTTCTTCCAATGTATCAGCATGTACTCCTACTACGTAGGATGTTTGTCTAATGCCGTTTTCGTTTAACACAAATACATACATATATTCTTGTCCTTTCTTGGAGGTTACCATGAAATTAATTGAGAAATTAAAAGGGGCTCATGAACGCCCCTATGTAGCATATAAAGTTGTAGGTTATTACTCCTCTTATCAAGAGGCTATGGAGGCATTATGCAATGTGCATACATTAGATGATGTGTATCGTTCGTGGTTAGCGTTACATTCATTAAATGTCTCATTACACACCATGAAAGGATATGAATGTGCTTATCATCATGTATCATCAATATCTCACCGCCCTATCAACGAAATCACATATATGGATTTGCAAAATATAATATCTGACATGCTAAAGAGCGGACTCTCTTATTCCTCGTGTAAGAAAGTTCGCTCTTTGCTCAATCAACTATATTCATTTGCGATTATTAATGACTGGTGCTCAAAGTCATACAGTCAATATTTGAATATCGGCCACAATATCCCTAAACGCCCACGCAAGGTGTTTACCACAAATCAAATCAACCGCTTATGGAATATCAATGCAGAATTGCCTTTGATACTCTTATATACTGGAATGCGTGCTAGTGAATTAATTAATCTTAAAAGCACTGACATCAATCGAAAACAACGTTATTTAAAAGTTACATTAAGTAAGACTAAAGCAGGTATCCGCATCATTCCCATTCATCATCGTATATGGCCCTTTATTGAATATCGACTATCTAACAAATGGATCATAAATGAACGAAATTATGTTTCCCTTTCTAATGCTTTTAAATTAACTATGAAAGCTATTAACGCTAAACATACTCCACATGATTGCCGTCATTCATTCGCTACTAGATTAGATGATGTAGGTGCTAACTATAATGCAAAACGATTATTATTAGGCCATGCATCATCTAATGTTACCGATGGCGTATATACACATAAATCACTTAGACAATTACGCAAGGCCATTGAAATGCTTAAATAACCAAGGGGGAA